AAAGTTAATTACTCACCGGGTGCTGGAACATCAATTGGTATCGATACTGCACCATTCAGTATGCCTGAATCTGTATTCATTATTAAAAAAGGTGAAGACAAAGTTCAACTCGCTTTAACAGCGCAAAATGCATTAAAAGAAATAGCACTACCAGTTGGATTATCAACAGTTGGTATTGGAACATCACATACATTTACAGCAATTGATCCTAATCAAAAGGTATTGGTTGCAATTGATAATGCGATTCAATCACCTGTTGCAGGAACTTCTGTCACTACTACATTAGATAAGTCAACAACCATTGGAGATGATGTTATTCACTTCACTGGAATTACATCATTCTTTGGTGCAGACTATGTAAGGGTGGGAAGTGGAGTTACTGCAGAGATAATGAAAATTGTTTCTGTTGGGATAGGAACAACTAATGCAATAAAAGTAAGAAGAGGATGGTTAGGAACAACGATAAGGGCTAGAGAAAGTGGTGCATTAGTTGAGAAAATAAGAGGTAACTATAATATTATTGAGAATGAAATAAACTTTACTGAAGCACCTCCGGGAAAAAATCCAATTGGTTCAACTACAAATCCTCCTGACGAGAGAGACTTTGTTGGTATTACTACATCATCTAGTTTCCAAGGTCGAGTCTTTACTCGTTCAGGTGTAAGAAATGGAACCGAAGAAACATACGCAGATAATTATCTGTTTGATGATATAAGTCAAGGATTTAACGGACAAACAAAAGTATTTGATTTAACTCATAGTAATGGAACATCAATCACTGGTGTCTCAACAAACAATGCTTTAGTATTAATAAATGGTATCTTACAAGCTCCCGGTTCAAATGGAGACTTTACTCTATCACAACCTTCAGGAACACAATTAACTTGGACAGGTTCTGCTAGTTCAGTTGCAAGAGATCCTAACAATGCATCAATACCAGTTGGTGGTTTGATAGTTTCTGTTGGATCAACAAGAGGATTCGGATATCAACCATTAGTATCTGCTGGTGGAACAGTTGTTGTGTCATCTGCAGGAACCATATCATCAGTATCAATTGGTAATACTGGATCTGGTTATAGAGCAGGTATTCAAACAGTAGTTAACGTTGCAATTCAAACAGAAAGATTTGGTGGTTCTGGTGTTGTATCGATTGGAACTGCAGCAATTTCAGATGGTCATATCACTAGCGTGGCAATCACAACTGATAGAGTTTTCTATATTCCAAGAGATATAACAAACGTTGGTTACACATCTATCACAGGTCTTACAACTGTTACTACATCTTCAGCACATGGATTAATAGTTGGTAATGAAATAGTTCTTTCTGGAATCGCATTGACATGTGACTATGCACCTGCTGTAGGTGTTCAAAGCGCAATTTATCATAGTGCTTCAGGAATCATGACTGTAACTACAAGTAGTGCACATGGTTTATCAATTACTGGAAAGAGTAGTGATGTTTTATTGAATGATCTTGGTATGTCATCATCATCGAATGGAAGCACTCCAACTCATACTTTCCCAAGATCAGGAGATGATTCATTCTGTGGTGTCTCTGTTGCAGGTGTTGCTAGTGTCACTCAATTTAGTATTAACATAGGATCTGGAGTTACTCTCAGTAATTACATTAGCGGTGGAACAGTTCAACCTGTTTTAATATCACCTAGAGCAAATAATAATTCTGCAAGTAAACAAGATCCGGCATTTGATGGATCAACGGTTCTAAGAATTCTTAACTCAACTCAATTTGAAGTAAACACAGGTATATCAACAAGAGCTCATAATTATGCTAGATGTGGTAAAGTTAATCAACTCATGAAAGTTGTTATCGATAAACCACTTTCATACTCAGATATACCTCTCGTTTACAGTGGAAATTCACCCGGTGTTGGAGGAACAGAAGCAAGAGCAGATGTTGTTGTAAGTCAGGGATCAACAGTTGTTAATTTCAAAATATCAAATCTAGGATATGGATATGGTGTTAATCATATTTTAACTCTTCCAAGATCAAATGATACAAATTTCTCAGCAGTGGGTATTCCTACTACATCTAGTTTCACTCCTGCACAAGAGTTAGAAATAACAGTTAATGAGGTTGATAGTGATCAATTTACAGGATGGGCAGTTGGTCAAATACAAGTTCTTGACAATTTCTCAAACTTGTTTGATGGATCAAGGAGGACATTCCCAATTACAGTAAGTGGTGAGGCATTATCAATTCAATCAAGACCCGGATCACTTGTTAAAGTTGAAGATACATTATTTGTGTTTGTCAATGATATTTTACAAATACCCGGAGAATCATATTCATTCCCCGGCGGAGCAACAATCACATTTGATGAACCACCAAAAGCTGAAGATAGTTTAAAAATATTATTCTATAGAGGAACTGGTGGTGCTGATGTTGTTGATAGAGATGTGATTGCAACTGTAAAGGTTGGTGATACTTTAACACTAGGATATCATGAAGATTTAGATCAAAAGGATTGGTTGCAAGAAAATGAAAGAAGTGTTGTTGAAATAACATCATCTAATTCTGTTGACACAAACCCATATGATGGGCCAGGTGTTTTTGAGGATACAAGAGAAAAGAGACCAATTACTTGGACAAGACAAACTGAAGATCTCTTTATAGAAGGTAAATTAGTTGATAAGAGTCGTGAATTGTATGATGGAAGAATATTCCCATCAACTCATATGATTCAATCAGTTGGTGTGGGAACAACAGTTGTTTATGTAAGTAACTTAAGACCTTACTTTAATCCAAAGAATGAAAACTTAGTTTCTACAGATTTCCAAAAAGATATTGTCATCTTTAATAATGCCGAAAGAGTCGCAGCTGCTGCCACTGCAGTTGTCTCATCTGCTGGAACTATAACCTCTGTGGTTATATCTGATGGTGGTAAAGGATATGTGAGTGCTCCATCTGTAACGATTCAAAATCCGGTTGGATTGGGAACAACCTCTCGTGCAGAAGCAACCGCTACATTATCTGGTGGTTCTGTATCTGCCATTACTGTGGGAGTTCAATCTGGTATTGGTTACACAAGTGCCAATCCTCCAGTAGTTTTAATTGCAGCAGAACCAACTGTAATCGAATCTAATACAGTTGTATCATTCGCTGGTGATAGTGGAGTCATAAGTGGAGTTGGAACAACTACTATCGATAGTGTTTCAAATCCATGTATCATACTTGATCTAGTAATACCTTATGATTCTGACTTAAGAAATTCTAACATAACGCAAGGAACTACATCAGGAATAGTTACCTCTGGATTGCAAGTTAATGATTTCTTCGTTATTAAAAATTCAAATGTAGGAACTGCGATGTCATCATTAGATTATAATGATGGAAGTGTCGTTGGTATTGGATCAACTCGACTTGACAATGTTTATCGTGTCGCTGCTGTAAATTATGACCATGTTACAGATGCAGTTGGATTTGGACAGACCACAGTGACCCAAGTAACTGTAAGTGTTGCCAATACTTCAGGATTAGTTGGTTTAGCAAATAGTGAGTATTATGGTGATTACAGTTATGGTAAATTAATTTTATCAGAACGTAATGTATCTCGTGCTTATACAGTAAATACATCCGCTGGTATCGCTGGTATCGAAACTGGTGTGATTATAAACAGAAAGACTTCCTTAAAAGTAGGAAGTTATACCACATAAATAACTAAAAAAATAAATGGAATAATGTCTGCCATCATAACTGACCAGATAAGAATATTAAATGCGAAGAATTTTGTAGCTGGAGTGTCTTCATCATCTAATTCTTATTACACTTTTGTTGGTTTGACTGAGCCGACAAAAATTCAAGCAACATGGAATAATAATCCACCAGCACCAATTGATAATTTTAATAATCAAAATGATTATTATGATACTATGATTGGTTTAAAAAAAGTAACAGCAAGCGATGTTAAACAAGTAGTAAGAAAAAGTAGTTGGACATCTGGAACATCATACGATTATTACAGACCAGACTATAGTATTAGTAATCCTCCAAAACATGGACAAGGAACAGGATTATATAACGCAACATATTTTGTGATAAACAGTGATTTTAGAGTTTATATTTGTTTAGAAAATGGAACATCACCTGAAAATCCAGATGGCAAACCATCATTAGATGAACCAACATTTACTGATTTAGAACCTAAAGCTGCAGGATCTAGTGGCGACGGATATGTTTGGAAATATCTCTACACAGTTAAACCATCTGAATTAGTAAAATTTGATTCAACCGAGTATATGCCTGTGCCATCAAACTGGTCTACAGGAACTGATGACTCAGCAGTTAGAGATAATGCTGTTGATGGTGGTATAAAAGTTGTTGTGATACAAAATCGTGGTGTAGGATTAGGAACCGCGAATAGAACTTATACAAGAGTTCCAATTAAAGGAGATGGTAGCGGTGCAGAGTGCACTGTAACTGTCAATGCAGATCAGCAAATAGGATCAGTCGATATTACTAATCAAGGGTCTGGATATACTTTCGGAACCGTTGATATTGTTGCTGGTGGTCTACCCAGACCTGATTCATACCCTCAACTTGATGTGATAATTCCCCCACAAGGTGGTCATGGTAAGGACATCTATAAAGAATTAGGTGCATCTAATGCCTTAGTTTATTCTAGAATTGAAAATGATCCAGAAAATCCAGATTTCATAACTGGAAACGAAATATCAAGAGTTGGTATTATTGAGAATCCTCAAGCGTTTGGTTCATCTTCATTATTAAGTTTGGATAAAGCGAGTGCAGCATACGCTCTTCGTTTAACTGGAACAGGTTATAGTTCTGCTACGTTCACTGCAGATTCTATAATTACACAAACTACTGGAACAGGTGTGACTGCCATTGGAAAAGTTCTTGGATACGATCAAGTCACCGGTGTTTTAAAATATTGGCAAGATCGAACCATGGCAGGATTTACCACTGTTGGTGTAGGGACAACGGCACCAATACATGGTTTTAATTTAGATAGATTTACTGCTGATATTTCATCAGGAGGAAGTTTAAATATCGTTCCTAATGATGGGTCAAATACTCTTGCGATTCAAACATCATTTAGTGGTTTATCCACCTCAATAAATAATAAGACATACTATCTTGGTCAAACTTTTGTTAATGGTGTATCTAACCCAGAAGTTAAAAAATACTCTGGAAATATTATTTACGTTGATCATCGACCAGCTATTACTCGTTCTTCTAATCAAAAAGAAGATATCAAAGTTATATTGCAGTTCTAATAACTCATGGCTCAATCAACAAATCTAAATGTATCGCCATATTTTGACGATTTTAATGCAGATGACAACTATTATAAGGTTCTATTTAAACCGGGACTTCCAGTTCAGGCAAGAGAACTAACTGGTTTACAGTCAATATTGCAAGATCAAATATCAAAATTTGGTCAACATATTTTTAAAGAAGGTGCTAAAGTAATTCCCGGAAATACATCGTATTTTAAGGATTATTTTTGTGTTGAAATTAATAATGAATATCTAGGTGTTACTGTAGAGTCATATATTGATCAATTAATAGGAAGGAAAATAGTTGGTTTAACCACTGGTGTCACAGCAGTTATAGTTAAAATATTAAAATCAAGCGATTCGGAAAGAAATAATTTAACTCTTTATATAAAGTATCATTCATCAAACGTAGAAAATAATTCAGGTGGTTTATTTGATAATGGTGAATTACTGGCAGCAGATGTTGATATAATTTCAGGGCCTGAAAATAGCACATTTATACCCAGTGGTGAAGCATTTGCATCCACTGTTTCTACAAATTCAACATCAACTGGTGCAGCTTATTCTATATCTGAAGGTGTATATTTTGTTAGAGGAACATTTGTAAATGTAAATTCAGAAACAATTTTATTAAGTCAATACTCAAATACTCCAACAGGAAGAATTGGTTTAAGAGTATTAGAGGAAACTGTAAATTCAGATGAGGATTCATCACTAACTGATAATTCAAAGGGATTTAATAACTTTGCTGCACCCGGTGCAGATAGATTAAAAATAAGTTGTTCTCTTTTCTTCAAAGGAATTGATGATTTAAATGATGATGATTTTGTAGAATTAGCATCAGTAAGAAACGGTGAATTAAGAACTAGACCAACAACCAGTCAATACAATATTCTTGGTGATGAATTAGCAAGAAGAACATTTGCTGAGTCTGGTGACTATACAGTAAAACCATATTCAATATCTGTAAAAGAATCTTTAAATGATGATATTGGAAATAATGGTGTCTTCTTTGATGGTCAATCAACTGATGAGGGATCTATTGCATCAGAAGAAACTGGACTATATCAAGTGTCTGCTGGTAGAGCATTTGTAAAAGGTTATGAAATAGAAAATATAGCATCGACT